TGGTAACACAGGCCAGCGAGGGTAAGTATGGCGAGCGCTCTATTACGGCCATTGTAACCCAGCTTAAAACCCAGGAAGTGCAGCTCAAGGCGACGGGTGTTACCCTGGCCGACTGGATGGGTACATCAATGATTACACGATTTGAAAGCGCGGTTCCGACCGCACTACTCGACATCTTGGTGACAAACCTGATCCCGCTCATGGTCGCGCAAGCCGCCGTAGCCGAAGAACGAACCAGTAGCACGAGAGCGAACTAGACGAGCAGATATTTTTTGCTTGATTAAGAAGGGGGGTGGGAATTTTGGAGGCGTATGAAGATGGACAAGCAGAATTTGCAGAATCGCAGAAATTGCATCGGCAAGAAGACCTGGAGCAAATCGCCAAATTATTGATGTGATCGCCTCTGGTGCCGTACATGGATATTCCTGTACGAATATTGAAACTTGCACCAGAGGCGATCATATCAATCGTGCCGAATCAAATTCGATAAACTTTCAACGAATTAGGGAAAACAAATGTTCATTTTCAATTTCTTGATCGCGGCCGGCATGGACAAAGAGGATGCGACAGCGATCCGCGACGCGCTAGCTGGGGGGTCGCTAAACCCAGACGCGATGGACACGATCAAAATGGCGCGCCGAATCTGGGTTGATGCCAGAGATAGCCTCGATGCGCAGTTTGATCGTGTGCTGCAGCGGCCAGTAGCCAGTGTTATTGCCGGCGCAATCAAAACACTGGCGTCAAAAGAAAGAGCGACGGTAAAAAAGCACGCAACCGTCCAAACTAAAACGCTAGGCCGAAAGCCTGGCCGGCCAAAGAAGCAATAGGGGAGAATCATTCATGCAATATCCAGAAGTTTCAACGGAACCGGCAACGCGCATTGAGTTGTCGCAGATCGCCGCCATTCTAAAGAAAGCGCAACTCGACGCCGACAAAATGCCGGAAGCGGAAGCGCTACGCTTCTTCCGCCTAGATCCAACTGGCGCAGCGCTCTTTAGACTGGCGCGCACGCGCAGAACGGCGCTATATAAAAAATCTAGTGCGAAGCCATCGCCATCGCCTCAGAAGTTGCGCGATGTGAGCGCAGAAATTTCACGCCGCAAAAAAGGTCCATTTGCGATTAGCGGCGGTACATGGTAGCGCTGCGCGTAAGCCGGACGCACAGGGTGGCTCAGGTGCAGCGCTACGGGTTGGGTGGTATGTTTCCACGTTTTTCTAGCCGTAGCGCTGCACAGGCTTTCTGGTGCGTTTTGTGGGAATTGATCGAGGGGAAGACGACAGGTCGTGCGCATTGTCGTCTTAGAAATGTTCGCAGCGCTGCGAACATTTAGAAGACGACAATACATTCAAGCGGCAGTTGTATTGTGCTTACTTCTAAAATGTTGCACGCACGTGCAACATTTTAGAAGAACACAATACATCAAAGGCGCAGTTGTATATGCTTACTTAGAAAATGTTGCACCCGGGTGCAACATTTTAGAAGAACACAATACATCAAAAGCGCAGTTGTATATGCTTACTTAGAAAATGTTGCACCCGGGTGCAACATTTTAGAAGAACACAATACATCAAAAGCGCAGAAGTATATAACCATTTATTGTCAAATGTGGTCCCTGGGGACCAAATTCTCTAATTCTAGAGAATGTGATCCCCGGGGATCACATTTTCTAAACAAGCGTATACGGCTGCGTGGCTTGAATGGCCATTCAACGACCGGCCATATAGATGGCACAATCTGAGTTACGGCCAAAGAATGCAAGAAAGTAAAAGAATGCAAAATGGCAACATAACTATAGCTTCCATTCACCCGCATGTAGTTCCCGATGACAGTTGGAGCAAAGAAGTATACACTTTGCCGCTTCAAGCTGTAAAGCGCTGATACTCTTTCCGTTACTGGCAGCGACACTAATCATTTCTGCAATACGGCCTTCTTTATCCTTGCCGATATGATGAAAGTCGAGTGCATAAATAGACTTATTGTACCCGCAGCGCGTGCAGCATCCACCAGCGGTATCAACAAGTTCGTGCTTAAGTTTAAGGCGGCGTTGTACGAAAAGAGTATTGCTAGTTTTGCCGGCACTGCCTTCCTGCGCGTACCTTTCCTTCCCCTCTTCTTTGCAGCATTGCTTGCATGGGGAACGAACACCATCAGGGTTTTTTTTATCAGAGTAAAACTCTGATACCGGCTTAGTGATACCGCACTGGGGGCACCACTTGTTACCATTTACCACTGGGTTAGATATGCCTTTTGTCATATGCGCAGCCCCAACACGTCACACGGGGCAGACTGTAAGTCTTGACTGACGCCTAAGTATCGTTCTGTTGTTTGGATCGAAGCATGGCCCAGTGACATTTGAATCTGTTCAAGTGGCGCTTTGCCTTTGTGCGCTAGCTTGGCAAATGTGCGGCGCAAGTCATGCGGGCGAACGTCGATGTTAATCTGCGCAGCGTACAACTTCACGACATCAAAGATGGCTTGTGCAGTCATGCCCTCGGCTTGCATGTGTCCACCACGGCGAACGGACAGGAACAACGGCCCGGAAGTGATGCCGGCAGCGCTTACCCACGCATCGATGGCGGACTTGGCCCAGCTTGGCATAGGCACCGAGCGCAACTTACTACGCTTGCCCAATAGGTCCACGATCACCCAGCGGCCCTCACGTTGACCTATGTGTTCTACCGTCAAGCCGGCGCATTCTTCCCGGCGCAATCCACAACCCAGCAGTGCGGCTAGGATGGCACGATCACGTAAGCCCTTGACTGTCGCCACGTCTGGTAAGCTCAGAAGCGTTTGAGCCTGTTCTACCGTTAGCCAGTTACCCAAGCGCTTCCCTTCACTGCGAACACCCTCCGCGCGCACGATGGCTTGCGCTACCGAATGATCAATCATGCCATTGTCGGCAGCTTCCAACGCTAACTTGCGAATAGCGGTTAAGCGCTGGTTGATGCTGGAAGCACTCACGCCCGCACTACGCAGCGCTGACACGTGAGCTTGCACAGTGGCTTTGCTTAAACCGCTTTGCCCGCTGACTTGATACCATGCCATGAAATCAGTAAGCGCACGGGTGTAAGCTCGTTTGGTGTGTTGGCTGGTGACGGCGTTTGTGACTAGTGCTATAACTGGTTGGATGGTGTTGGCGCTGACGGTTGCAAGTTGGGTGTTCATATTCGTACGTCCCCCTCGTTAATAGCTGTTGATAAGGCACAATATCATAAGCTAATTATACCACATACTGACGCTATGTCAAATGCTTAAGTGCAAAGTATTGACACTATATGCAGGCTGTGCTATCCTATGTGCATCAACACCAAACGGCGCTAAAACGCACAATAGCAGCAGCGCACTATATTTTACATAAGGGATCGCAATGGAAAAACAGCGATGTAATCTGACGCTCGACAGTGACGTACTTACTGCGCTCGATGAGATGGCGGGCAGCGAACGCAAGCGGGGTCTGTGGATCAGCAATATGATCCGCACTACCTACGCAGCGCAGCGCAGTAACGCAGATGTTCGTACAATGGATGTAGAGGGTTTGCGGCTGACGGTGTTGGGTTTGGCGGGCAGATTGCAAGCCGTCGAAGGGGAGCTATTGCGTAATCAGGCACAACTGGCGGCACTGATTAGCCTCAAGTCGTAGCGATTGGCAAAAGGACTATGATAACTACAACTTTGAACGAATTGATTAAAAACGAGGTGGAAGACGATTACAACATGTACGCCTTCCACGATGGGGACGGGGTATGCTTGTATGTTGGCAGATCGAAAGATGCAATTGAGAGGGTAAAGAGCCACGTAGGGAAAAGCATATACTACCCGTGGGGAAAGTCAAGCGTAGTGCGATATGTGCTAGAGAACTGGCGTGAGGCAAAACACTGGCGCGTAGAGTTATGGCATAGTGACGACCCGCTTTACGATGAACCGCGCGAAATATTCTCACGACAAACAATATTCAACCGCGTTGACAATGTAGCCGCCAAAGCGAAGCAACGCGCCTACTGGGACATGCACCCAGACGACAGGATCGCCAATGCTGGCGTCAAGGTAGAGTAGAGGAGATACGATGGCACGCAAGATCGCAGTCATTGACACGCCAAAAGCATCTAAGCCACACGCTACCCGGAGACACTATAAGATTCGTAGTGTCTCCGGGTAGCGTAGCGATTGGCAAATGGGAAACGATACGATGATTAATCTGAAATTGACGCCGGCGCAAGCCGAGGAATTGGCATGGCTACTCGAAGGGATGAATATAGAGCCAGTGGCTATAGGGAAGACGCTAATCGAGATACTCGATCAGCCCGTCGATCACCCCCTGTGGCCGGTCTTGGCCCAGCTACGCAGCGCTAGAATGTTTCAGCCCGCCACCACCGCCACTTGCATTTGTGGTAAAGAGATCGAGCGTAGCACACGGGGTGGACAACCCAAGAAATATTGTAGCGCTGCGTGTAAGCAACGCTCCACCAGGCAGCGAGAATTTGAGCGCAAGCGGCGCGCACTAATGCGCAGACCCTAGCAGAATCGTAGCGATTGGTAAATGGCAAGCGATACGGCGTCATGCGCGCACTTGCAATATTTGTTGCAACCCTTGCGACCAGGCGCGCGCACCTGGTCGCAAAGATTACACCTGTCAGCGTGCCATTTTGGCCCGCAATATTTTATACAGTGAAAGGGAAAGCCAGATTGCGCAATCGGCTATTTTGGGGTTGACAGGGTAAGCGTACCTATTGAAATCAATTGATTTCGATATTGCTGATTGCGCATAAAATGCCAGATTGCGCAATCAGCAAACTGGGACTTGACAGGGTAAGTGGGGTGTGAGATACTAATTCTAGCGAAATAGTTAACTATGGCAGCGATAGGACGCCAAACAATGGGATCGAACGATACATTTTACACAACGCAACAAGCCGCCGCGATGTTAGGCTTTACGGATGGCCGCCTACGGCAACTGATTCTAGCCGGACAGGCACAGCCGGCACAACAGATCGGCGGTACGTGGGTATTTACGCTAGAGGAGATCGAGCGCATTCGCAATCGGCCAAAGCGATGGGGAAAATCATGAGGCACCTATACGAACGGCTTGTGCGCCGGTTCACTGCAAAGCCGGCCGCTTGCCCGTATTGCCACAGTAAGGACATTCTAGCCCATGCGGGGCTTGCAGAGTGCCGAGATTGCGGCAAAGAGTGGAGTTACTAATGCCAACTGAACTAGATATGCTGCGTGCGCGATTGAGACTGTCTCACGCACGCATGTATCTGCGAGACCTAGAGCAGGGTGCAGACTTTGGGCGCATGGTCGACAGTCGTGGCAGTAATTTCAATTGCTCGCCGGCGATATGGATCGGCTTCATCCAGAAGATTTGTGCGGAGTGTTGTCCATTCATCCCTGACCAGGTGGGGACGGTCTTGGCAAGGCTGGAACCGTACGCACCCCGCCTACCAATTACGGGCGGCTGAAGCAATAGGTTCACCCCCACACACGTGGGGGTGAACCTAGTACACGTATGAAGCGCAAGTGATCAGAGGTAGAAACTCCGATCACTTGCTCGCCATAACCGTAGACGTTACCTATCGGCCATAGCTGCAATCATTGTAGCATCATCGGCCATCTACGGACAATCAACCGTCGATGGCCGATTTGTTTTCCGGCCATCCATACCAGTATGGAGGCTTTACGATGAGAACTACAAAACGAGAGCGCTTTGCAGAGATGCGCCGGATTATCGACCGGGTCTGTGACGCAGACCTGGCCACCCGTGGCGACACAGACGCACTCAGGGAGCGCGTCTGTGTCGACGTGGCAATCGCAGCACAGGAGACCATGCAACCCCGTCAGCGCAAGGGTAAGGCTAGCACTGAGCAAGGTCGAAGGGTGACGCTATGAACAAACTACTTGGACTAGTCATCATCGTATTCGTCGGGTGGGGTTCCGTCCGGCTAATGCACGTGTTGTCGGCAGACGCTATGGCAATGGCGATTGGTGTTCTGTTTGGCATTCTGGCCGGCGTGCCGACGACATTGCTAGCACTGGCAGGCAACCGTCGTCACGATGGACACCAGGCGCACCAGAAGCGCTACACGGTGATTGCGTCTCCTAGTGGCCGTCATGTACTGGACGTGGACACGGGCGCAACCTACGCCATTGTGGCGCCGGAATATAAGCAGGTGATCGAGGTGATCGAATGAAAATCAATTACCTGATCGGCGCGTTGATTGCCTTGCCATTCGTGCCACCGGTCGCAGCGCTGCTAGCAATTCTGTTTGTGTTGGCGTTGATCGGCGACCGACAGTTTGACGAGAAAATAGAGGCGCTAGAGACGGCCACTACACCGACAGAACAGGCCGTTGCCGTGGCGTCTGTCGTCGGCAACGGCTGTACGTGGATGGTAATTCTGGCTGTAGTATCGTTCGGCGGTGCGTTCGCATTGATGGCGATGGGGGTGGGGCGATGAACAGATACAACGACGAATTGCAGGTTGTCCGGCCAGTGGCCACTACAAACGCCTATGCCATCACGCCGGCCCAGGCGCAGCAATTGGACCGGATGACGCAACCTGAGGAAGCAGCGCATGGCACGCCGTCACAGACCAGTGCGACTAGCATCGATATTGGAAAATTTCTTGAGCCTATCAAGATTACCGAACAATTCAGCCCATCCGAGCAAGCAGCAGGCATTGTGCGCTTGGCACTGATCGGACTGGGGTTGTCGGCGGTCGTTACAGTTGGTCTATCGTTCTACCTACGGCCCAGCTTTGAGATCGGAGCGGTGATGTACACTGCCTTGACCCTGATATTCACCCTATCGCTGTACTGGCGACAGACCGCATTTTCACAAATCGGTCTGGGATTCAAACGGCTACGCTATCAACGCGATGTGGTGATGAAGATCATCGACAGCAACGAAACCGTTAGCATGGCCAAGCTGGCAAATGACGATGCAGCACAGGCGCGCCGAAGCAAAGCCGCTGATCGGTATCTGGATATTCTGGAGGGTAAGAATAATGGCCATTCATGATGTGGCGGCACTACGGCAGCGGGTAACTGAATTGCAGGCGGCCAACAACTATCTTACCAAATCGAACAGGGTACGCAATCGCACGCGCATTGTGTTGCAGGCACATGCAGCGGCTGACATTCTGGCGATGCACCATCTGGCCGGGTGGCGCACTGGGAGGGAGTCCGCCCGGGCGTATGGCCTATCTGATCGCCGATGGCACTATGGGCGGGCGCTGCTCCAGGTGGCTAGAGTTCTGGGGTACGGCTACGAGGGTTGGCTGATGGATAACCCCGACCAGATCGAAGCGGCCATTCAAGCCGCCGTCACCCGCTGCACGGCCAACCCTGAGATGCTGATTAGCCGGCTACCACGGTCGCGCCAACTCAAGCCGGCAGCGCAATTACAGCGGAAAAGCGGACGGTAAAATAGTGACTGTCGGCGTGGCAGCTATCGGTACAGCTACGCCGACAGCCACAGTGGCAGCCGTAGTGACAATTAGCCAAATTTGTCACTATTCCCTTGTGTAAATCAACTTTTTAAGAGATAGATTCCAGATAGGGGATAGGTAGATATGTCAATAGGCATATACGCAATAGAGTGTACGGCTAACAGTAGTTGGTACGTGGGACAATCTGCGAATATGGATAGACGAAAAAGAGAACATTTACGCGTACTCAAACATGCGAAACATACTAATGGGCGATTGCAAAACAACTACAACAAGTACGGTGAATCCTCGCTTGTCTTTTACATTGTCGAGTATTGCAATATAGATTCTCTTACTCATCGCGAACAATTCTATTACGATTACTTCAAAGACATCCTGCACCGCGATATGTGCAATTTCAGTGATTTTGTTGATCAGCCGACCCGGATAAGAGATAGCGTAAAAATAGCCGAAAGGGCGGGTGCTCGACAGATCACCGAACTAATTTTAAAGTTCCAAGAAGACCCAAATCAAGATCGGCCTTTTCCAAAACTCTTAGACCTCTTAGCTGAACTAAGAACAAAGGGATTGCCCAGGTAGAATTCATTTAGCAGGGGAGTGGGTAGAAGATGGAGCGCATTACCGTAGCGGACGCACAATTGCCGGAAGTTAAATTGATTATCCCTCGGGCGAAGTTTGACGCACTACCGGCAGAAATTCGGGATGAGTTGAATTACTTCGCAGTGGACGAGCAGACCGGCCGCTATTTGGTGCCGGGCTACCGCTTCGCTGATTGGCAGAAACCCACGAAATGACATAGCGGAAGGACCAAAATAAGGAAACCCTAATTTTTTCGGCACCGGACCAAAAAACGAAGGGTACATGGCGATGCTAACATCTCAGGCGAAACGCGAGATACTTGAAAAATTTTCAACGATGAGCGTAGATCGACAGGATAAATTCATATGCAGAATGAAAAAAATATTGGACGATCTAAGCGAGGAAACCGAGGCAATGGCGCTGCTTCGATTTCACTCGCGACGAGTTTTGCGGAAAAACCAAAACTCGTCGAATTAGCTATTGACCGCGCACCCCTCTGCGTGATACGCTGAAACGCAGCAGTTAAATATTTTTTGCGCCTTGTGCGCCGCCTTGTAGACCCTTTGGGGTCAAACGGGCGGCGCATTTTTTAAAACGATTGTGGGGATTGAAACATGATAAATTTGAGTGAGCATATTCGGGTTCGTCTGACGCCAGCGCAGCTGGCCAAGATGGCTTTTCTGGAGCGCAGTACCCGGCTCAATGCGTCGCAAGTTTTGCGATCAATGATCGACGCCGCTGAAATTGTGCCGGCGCAGGTGACCGTAAAGATTCTCTCTCCGGACGCACTCGCCACAAATGGCGCGCAATAAAATGTTTAAAAAGGTCCGCACTCGCCAGAAATGAAAAATCCGCGCTTCGCATCGCAGATTTTTCCCAGCAAATTCGTAAATTAATTTTACCCTAGGACAAATTATGCCACAGAATAAACGAGATGTCAATTGTCAAGATAACAATTTTGCACCAACTACACCACACGCACACATGGAGCAGTCCGCGCTGGAGTATGCCGGCCGGGGCTACTACGTTTTGCCGCTGCACGCACCCCTATTCTCTGACGCCGGCGCTTTAGTCGGCTGCACATGCGAGGCGCACAAACGCAGCGCAAACTACCATCAGTGGCTGACAGGCAAGGGGCGCGGCCATAAGTTTGACCCTAATTTTATCTGTCGCACACCCGGCAAGCATCCCCGCTTGTCAGACTGGGAAGCCGAAGCTTCCACCGACCCCGCCACGATCCGCGGTTGGTTCGCCAAATGGGACAGGCTGAATCTAGGCATTGCACCCGGCAAAAGTGGCTTACTCGCAGTAGACCATGACGCCTACAAAGACAATTACGCCGGCGCTGATCTGATCAGTCGTGAGGATGAAAAAACATCGACCAGCATTACAGGCAATGGTGGACAGCACCTTATCTTCCAAAAGCCGGAAGGCAAGACCTACACCAACGCCAACAATACATTGCCCGAAGGTGTGGACATTCGCTGCGATGGCGGCATGATCGTTGTCGCTCCATCCATGCACCCCAGCGGCAACCCCTACCAGTGGGAGGACGGTTACAGCCTGGCTGAATGCACGCCGATCCCCCTACCAGCGGCGCTTGTGGCCATCATCGACGCGGCCCAGGCCAAAAGCGCGCCGTCCCAGGCTGTAACCTTCACCGCACCCACCACAGAAGCGCCCCAGCTTGGACAGTGGCACCTATCTAAGAAGATCATCGATCTGATCTTCAATCCGGCCCCAGTTGGCGAACGCAGCGAGGCCGATTACAGCGTTTGCATGTCGCTGGTCTACGCCGGAGCAACGGACGATCAGATCCTCGCCGTCTTTCAGCATTGCCCGATTGGTGTGAATGGAAAATTTGCCGAGGCAGGACGCGGCTACCTGGCGCGCACAGTCGGCAAAGCACGCGTTTTTGCGGCGGCCAACCCACGCCCGGACATGCGGGCCACCGTTGCCGGGTTGCGCTTGTGGATCAAAACCCACTCATTCGCGGAATTTGTGCCCACGGCGCTACAAAGCCACCGCAGCGACCGGGCAACGGGCGAAACCACGATTGTGTACATGACAGACGCCACTGATACACGTGTGGCTGATGCGGTACTGGACGCGATGGCCACAGGGGGGCGGCTTGATATTGTGATCGGCAAAAAACGCCTTGGTAATCTCGCTGGCGTGAGTCCCAACACCGCCCTGGCCGCGCTGGATCGGCTAAAGGGTTGGCTGTTCGATGTGACGCCCGACCCGATGGGCGCACGCGTTTCATTGGTCGAAAAACGGTATATTGCTCAGATTGACCCCTATGTTTTTGGTACTACCCACGTGAACAACAGGGGTCAATCTGAGCAATATACCGTTTCTACAGGTGTAGTCAACGAATACAGCCCGCGCAAGGGCGACGACCCATTTTTGGCCGGTACTAGTCGCCGCGTCAAGCGCCAAATGGGCGACGCGGCCACCGCGTTGGGGATTACCGACCGGGAAGCGCTGGCGCAATTCACGTTCGCATCATTTGGTGAAAGTGGCGTGCGTGTCATCGATGCCATGCTGCGAGTAGGCGCAGACATGACGGTCCGGGAGTTGGCCGACGAAACTGGCAAAAAACCCGGTGCTATTCGCACGGCGTGTAGCCGCCTGGCCCGACATGGCTTGCTAGATGCCCACAGGGAGGGCACAGGCACGAAGGTGTACTCGGTCGCTGATGACGTGTGGGGACGTCTGGCAGACGTTGCGCCGCACCTGCGCAGCTATAAAATGAGCGATCAGCGCGAAGATAAGCGCTTGGAATCTGCGCAGCAGTGGACGCAACACGAAATTGCAGCGGCGGCGGCCACTGGCGACAGGGAGCAGGCGATTAAGCTTGAACGCCGGTTCGCCCGGCAGGCAGTAGCACGCCTTCCCCACCTGGAAAGCCTGCACCCGGACTTGTCAGCACACGAGATCGAACGGCTTGCCTATGAGGTTGCAGCCTACAAGCGCAACCCGGAGGCGGAAGCGGCCATCGTTGCGGAGCGAATCGAACAGCGCGATGAGCACCGCGCAACCGTCGCATTGGTTGCCGATCTGATTGCGGATACCCTGGACGCCGGCACCACCCAGGCCGATGTGCAAGCCGCAGTTTTAAGATACGGCTTTGATGAAGCGCTGGTTCGCGCCGTACTGGGCAATCAACGCCTGGTCGAACGGGCGGCCATGAAAGTTGGCGCTGAAACGCTGGCCCGGAACATTGCAGACTTCAAAGCGAACGGCACCACCCAGGCCGCTGCCACCCATGATCTACAAATCGCCGGCTTTATCCCTGGCGAGATTGCGCGGACGTGGGAAATGGTGGCCGCGTGATCAATGAGGAATCGCCGGCATCTTGCCAGCTAGGCCGGCCATTAGGCGATTGCTCATTGCGGCGCGTGGGTTGCGGATCCTTGTACGACGTTTTGTCGTGGGTCTACCCGCCACAAGCGCTGCTTGATGAGTTGCGAAGCCGGCCTAACCTCGACCCAGAAACGTATATTTGGCTGAAGCGTCTGAATAAATGTGTGGACACAAAAAACCATGAATTATAGTTTTTGTGTCCACAAAAAGGTTATTTTGTAGCCTATATCTATCCTAACCCTATATACATTTACGCCTCGTGCGTCTCGTGTTTCCGGCATTGCCGGAGGACAAGACGCACTTTTTTATTGGAGTTTTTTCATGCTACCAGCCTTAGAAGGCGACATTATTTTAAATGATCGAGCCTCACAACCATTCGATCAGATCGCGGCCAAAGCCGCACGCGCCAATCAGGCTTTGACCGGATCGCAGCGTGCGGTAGAAAAATTAGTCAACCACCTAAGCATGCTCAATGTCGAGGCGAAGGGCGGATCTTTTTTTGATAATAAGGGTAGTCAGTTAGGGATAACTGACATTATTTCAAAATTGCCGGCTGGCGTGGGTAAGGGTGCAAGCAGTATTGAAGAGCTAGCCGAGAATTACAGCAATTACGTTACGACTGCCAAGATGGCTACGGAGGAGACAGAGCGATTCGGCGATAGTTTTAAGGGACTTGGCGAGGCAAACCTAACATCATTCACAAGCCGCTTAGATGTGCTGCGCGAAAAGACAGATGATCTCGCCAAAAAAGGCGATGCGCTTGAAGCCGCCAAGCCAAAAAAATCTACCAAACTACTCGATCAAGAGGTTGACTTTGCTGGCATGTCGCGCAAAGCTGCTGCTGCTATTCCTGGTTTCTCGCCAATGGAAGGACAGATGATGGCGAAGGTTTTTGAGATTTTACCAGCCATTACTGTGCGTACAGCGCTCTTCGCAGGCGCGCTTGGTGTGCTCGCTGGCGCTGGTATTGGCGCAGCGGTCGGTCTTGACGCCGTCTGGCAACGGATGCAATCGCTTGAAGTGCAAGGCAACCTCAAACAAAAGATCGGCGTCACCTTTGAAACGGACGATGTTGATGCCGCCATCGAGCAGGTGCAAAACGATCTGGATAACCGCTTGTCCGAAGAGAAGGTCATGCAGGTTCTGCTTCAGGTCGATCCAACCGGCGCACTGTCGGATCTGGATAAATTTGGTGAACTGGCTGCGGTCGTGCAGGGTTTTGCCGACAGCTTTGGACGAAGTTGGGAAGAATCTTTCACCGGCATTGCCGAAGCGATTGAGGCAGGCAACGGTCAATATTTAGAGCAAGTGGGCGCGATTGGCAGTGCCGATGGCGCTTTTGTTACCTATGCAAAGAGTATTGGGAAGACCGTCAATCAGTTGACGCCTCTGGAGCGGCAACAAGCGCTGTACAACGCGACGGTCCAGAATCTAGGCAAATATTCAAGTGGTGCGGTTAGTGGTGTTGATCAATTACGTGACGCAACCGATAAATCAAAAGCGGCTTTTGCGGATGCGAAAACAGCTTTTGGTAATTGGGTCGTCGCCTTACTCGATCCTTCGGCCAGTGGCATGGCCACGTGGTGGGCGCAAAAGCTTGAAACGATGACAGCCATCATTGGCAAATTTGAGGAACAATTAACGCAAGGTGCAGGCGAAAACAGAACCTCTGCAAAGTTATCCGGTGATGATGCCGTTAATTTTGACGCGTTGCGCGGCGAACGCGACAATATCAACGCTCAACTGGTATCAGAGCGCGCCAATCTGAACAATGCGGAAGGCCGCGGCGATACGCGCCAGGTTGCGCAGATCGAAGCCAACCTAGATCGGCTACAGGCACGGCTAGAGCAGGTAAAAGAGGCCATCGCGCAGGCACAGGACAACGCTGAATCGGGTATTCCCATCTCGCCAGTGGTATCAGGGAACAAGGCCGACACAGAGGCGCTGAGCGGCTTGGAGGCGCAACGCAACGCGATTATTGCGGAAATAAAAACAACCCAGCAGGCTATGGTCGATGCTGGATTCGCCAAGGATAATGACCAGTATTATCAATTAGTGGCCGATCTAGATGCACTAGAAGCACGGCTCGAAACGATCACCACTGCCACGGCGCAAGCTAGGGACAATGCGCTAAAAGGTGTTCCCATCGCTGAGATCGGTCCCCAGGCGGCGACAGGCGAAGTGCTCAAGATTCAGGCTGAGTACACGAGCAAGCTCAAGGAGGAACAGAACAATCTTGTCCTTTCCACACTGGCACTAAAGCAAGCGCAAGAGAAACTTTATCCGGGTGACTTTGCCGCGGCGTTTAATGCAGGCGACACCGAAACCGTGGATAAAAGTGCTGCCAGTATTACCAATGCAACGGCGCTGAAAGCCGAGGCAGAGGCTAGATTTAACCTGCTAACCGCCGAACAAGCCTATTTGGTTTCGATGTCTCAACTCAAGACAGCGCAGCGCGAGGGTAACGATGAAATGATCGCGCGCGCAGAAGCCAATGCAGAAGCGGCACAAACGACGCTTGAATTAGCGCAACAGCAAGCGGTGGCCACCTTCCAGTTTGAGGCGTACAGCGAGTCAGTGGCGCGCGTTGGCAACGCATTTGATCAGGTAAAAGCCGTAGCATCCACGGCCGGGACAGATTTAGTACCAGTCGATAACTGGACCGCAGCGATTGATAGTTTTCGCGCCGGTCTTACGGCTAATCCGTTGGTCGTGCCAACCGTCCTGGGACCACCATCGCAAGGCGAACAGCCTGTTGCTACGCTGCCTGTCGGCAATGGTGGTAAAACTCGCTTTGACGACGATACAGCCGCAACCACAGCGACACAGGCGAACACGGAAGCCATGCAACTGGCGACGGCGGCGAGTAGTGCATTGCTAGCGGCCAAAGCAGCATTGGCCGTGGCGACGCGTGAAGAAAAGGCGGCGCAGGATGAGCTAGTTGCCTCACAGGCGTCCGGCACTGCATCACAACAGCAATCGGCTGCATCCGCGGCGCAGGCTGCTAATAGTAAGAAGGTGAGCGCGGCGGCCGGCGTTGCAGCGTCACTGGCTGAATATGAAGCGGCAAAAGCAGCGCTACTCTCTGCGTCAGCACTGACCATAAATGCGCAAGCTAACGGCGATTCAGCCGCGGCGAACATCAAGAATGCCGCGGCTACTGAGCGCAATGCAGACGCTCTACAGCGCACGGCACAAGTGGCCGGCATGGCCGTCGATGCGGTGTCAGGGTTGCCGGTCGCGTTCAATAGCGCTGAACTCAACGCCAAGCAACTGGAGGCAGCGCTGGTTGACCTGGAAATCCAGTTAATGAACATCGAAGCGGCCGCGGCAAACGTGGGTTTTTCAATTGCACAGCGGCTTGTGCCATCGATGGGTATCGGCGGAGCCATCGGCCAGGGAACCGAATGGGCGGGTCAAGCGCGCGATGTGCGAGAGCAATTTGAAAGCATCAACGATGCTCGTCTTTCGCAAGGCGATGATCCGCTTGGCGCACAGGTGCTCGACACGGCCATGAGCGCACTTACCGACAACTGGCAAGCATACGCCACGGATGCGACGGCAGCGATGGATACAGTTGGCGGCGCAGGTAAAGATCACGCCAAAGAGATGGAGCAAGTTACAGACCAAATCAATGATGCACTCGACGGAATGGTGCGTGGTGTGCTCAAGGATTCAACCAGTGGATTGATTGATCTGGACAGCTTGCTCCCTCGTGTTGATGCAGTCGATGAGAATGCGCGGCGCATGGCGGATGTGGCCGTCAAGGGTTTCCAATCACCCTGGTACGAAGGTCTGAAGGGTATGTTCTCGCCGGACGTGTTTGCCGGTGGCGAAGCAGCCGTCAAGACCGCGGCGGCCAACATGGTGAGAGAACATCAAAAGGGTTTGAGTACCATGCTCTTCGATGCCGACGCCGCGGCACAACAGGTGTTTGAGCAAATCCAAGCCAAACAGAAAACCGATGAATTCGTAGCGCAGATCCGCGAGAAAGTAAAAGAGCTTGGCGTAAACGTGGAAGGCTTTGACATTAAAAACGCGCTTGGCATTGAGCTGAACGAAGATGATGTAGCAGCGAAGGCCGGTGGTGCGGCACGCAAGTCAGCTCTGTCTCAGGTTTTGTCATTTGAACAGATCATCGAACAAATGAAGACGCTTGGCCAGGAAACCGAAAGTCCCATCGTTGGCCTACTGGAGCCAAAGGAAGAAGCCAACGAGAAGATTGCCGCTACCGGCAAGGACGCTATCGCAAAAGTCGGCGACGCAATGGTAACACAGGCCAGCGAGGGTAAGTATGGCGAGCGCTCTATTACGGCCATTGTAACCCAGCTTAAAACCCAGGAAGTGCAGCTCAAGGCGACGGGTGTTACCCTGGCCGACTGGATGGGTACATC